AGTTTGCGTATTGCGCCATATACACCGCGTTGGGCGGCAAAGAATTGTGTGACTTGAGGGTCTTCTGATGATACGTAGGTTGCGTCCCAACGACATGTATCCATTAATGCCGCAAAGAATACCTTCCCCGCTTCTGTGCCAGCTATCTCATTTATAGAGTTCTTGAGTAGTTTATCGTCTATTTCAATCATACATTAGCCATTTTTTGATCTGCACTTGCTGCTTGGTCTGCTGATTTAGTAGCCGATTCCGCCATCTGTAACATTTGCATTTGCTTCTGTTGCTCTTGCTCTTGTTTCAGAAGCGCTTCAACTTTATCATCTTGACGAAGTATACCAACTGGTAGACCGCGGATTTTAGCCATATTCTTCAGGCCTTCATGTAAATCAATTCTCTTGGCAACAGAGGGGTCAACCTGCATCGCCTGAATAGAAAATGAAAGTATATCCAGTATACCAATATATTCTTCTGCCTTGGAAGCATTGGCTGCCTTACTCTTATACGTTATATTATAAACATCCTCTCCGTCTTCGAGGCGTTTCAATATTGCATCAGGGAATGGCAGAGCCTCCTTACCCTCTGCAAGTAACTCTTTCTCCCCTAAACTCCCGGGAACAACACCGAACTCACCATCACGCCATAATATATTTACAGTTCGTGCTATTAGTGGGGTGAATACTTCTGCAATCTGCCTTCCGAATAACCCCGCTAATGACGCTGTTCGTATCTGGTCACGTATTTGCGCCTCTCCAAAGGTCATTTGCGTATCATTATTGAAATCTATTAATCTATCAATATTGAAGTGCTGGGATATAGTTTGCTTTAATTCTTCAAGCCTCTTCTCTGCAATAGCAACATTAGGAGGAGAACCAATATCAAATATCGGTGGCGTATTACCAACCCTACTAGATGCATTAAATACCGTAATAGCATTTGCAGATGTGTCAACATAACCACTGCCCATAATGCCGTCATCAAGCACACCTTGCGGCATGTTAAGCGCCTTCTCGGTTGCTATAATGATAGATTCACGTAATGCATTTGCTTCACGTATATCTGGTAATGCGAACTGTCCAAAGCCACGCCCCATCTTCTCATAATTCAACTTATGTAGTCTAGCTATAGATATAGGTAACTCTTCAAAGCCATCCTCTTTTAATAGGTGGCAATCATCAAATTCTAAATGTATAGATTCAAAAGGCATCGATAATTTACCTTTCTCCGCCTTCCTCTCTTTCCTAGGCCCTATAGCATGAAGTATCTTTACGGTATCATTTAAGTTGTTATTCTCGTATAACTTGCGAACCTTCTCACTTACATTCTCAATCTTATACTCTGCTACAACCCTTCCTACATTCCACTCATAGAACAGCCAAATCTTATTAACCTTGCCACCCTTCCCCTCATCAATGTAAAGCTCCTTTACACCGTAAGGGCTATATAACAACTTGGACTCTTCGCCCTTCTCCACACCAACACCAGATGTGCCAAAGATAACCTGGTCTAACATATATTCATCTAATGCTAACGCTAGATTTGCCTTTGGGTCATCCATGTGACGATGCACTTTCTTCGACATCTCTTCATAGAAGGTCGCTAACTCTGTAGACTCCTCCATATCGTCTGGCATAGTAATTTCTATAGCTTGCTTTGCAGAGCCTGGCCACAACATACCAACCATTGCTGATGCGGAATTGTGTGCTGCAAATGTTCCTGTTGAATCAAATATCTCATCCGTTAGGAACTCGCCTTTTGCAGGCTGCCCCTCAAAGTCTTGCTTTATCTGTGATATAAACTCACCAAGAACTTGGTACATAGTGTTCCAATTAGACCGCTCGCCCTTGGCCTTCTTAAAGGCATCCTTGATGTGTTGATATTCTTTCATTACTTAGCACCCTTTAGAAATCTTCTACGACTAGGCTCTTCACCTTCTCCAGTAAGTAACAAACCACTTAACGCCTGCCTGCGTGATTCCGCTTGCTTAGTCTCTAATGTTGCCGCAGCTTCTTTTGCTGCCGCCGCTTTTTCTGTTTTTGCTAATTCTGCAGCCTCTGCTGCCTGTGCTTTTTCAGCAGCCACTGCCTCAGCACCTACTCTTTGAGCTTTAAGCCTAGCAGATTTCGATTCAAGGCCTAATACATCCCCAATACCTGATTTTGATATAATACTTGTTATTCCTTTTGCCATTATATTCCCCTGTTTTCCTACAGAATAACATTAACTTAACGCCTACGCAATGTTTTTGCTTTATTACCCTTGAATCTTTGTACAGATTGTAAGCCGTTAGCTTTATTTGATATTGTAGTGTTACTTCCGTTCCGTGATTTTAGCGGCACACCAACAGCTAACGCCAATGCATCTGCATAATCTGGTGAACGTAACCCCCTAGCCTTCATCTTCTCCTTTGACTCTAATGTCATTTTATTCGATGTGCTAAATGTAAACTCTGGCGCTGCTAACTCTGATATAAGCTCTGGATTGCTTGGAATATCTCCGCCAGCCTCAAGCCACTTCTTCATACCATGCCACATTTCAGCCCTTAAGTTTGCGTAATAAGCACTCGATGGCATACCACCAAAATTAACCTCTGTGCATTTATGACCTTGTGAGCGCAGGAAATCAATAACCCCCTCACCACGACCAGCGTCAATACGCACATAGTCAGGCTCGAAACTTCTTATCTTTGCAATTACCTGATTTGCTAAATCAATATTTGATATATCATTGAACATTAATGGCTCATAAGCTTTTAAACCCTGAACAGGGAATATAACACTCCTATCATCACCGTATCGGGCAACATCTACACCAAGGACTTTTACACCACCCCTCACATACGCATCGTTCAAATTGCGTTGACTTGCTTCAACCGCAATACTTATTGGAATCAATGTATTGCCAGTGGATGCATTGAAATCACATAAAAACTCTTGGGCATACTGCTGCTCTGTCATTTCAGCCTTTGCAGCCTCAAGCTCTTCCTCTTTTATTATATCTGTTTCATCTGCCCGATATATTTTTGCAAACCAATCAGGGGCAAGCTGTGCCTTCTGGTATATCTCGTAAAATAAATCAATTCCTTTTGGTGTGCCAATAAACACAGCCCAACCCAGCCTATCTGTTAATGTAGGACGTATAACCTCACCCCACATACTAGGGCGCATGTCTGCTACCTCATCAAGCACAACGCCATCAAGATATATTCCACGTAATGTGTCTGGATTATCACCACCATACAAACGAATTCTTGCGCCATTAGGTAAATCTATACGCAACTCAGCCTCATTAAAGGTTGCGCCCGGTATCATGTGAGTGAACTGCTTGAAGTAATCCCATGCTACTTGTTTGGATTGTTTGTAATAAGGCGCTATATATGCGAACCGAGCTTCTGTTTTCTTTGTAGTAGTTGCTGCATGAATGAGTGTGTTAATTGCCCAGTAGGTTTTACCAAAGCGCCTATGGCATACAACTACACCAAAACGATGTTGAGCCATTGCTTCATGCAACTGCTGTTGTAACTTATGTGGCTGATATGGATGTTGTGTTATTTCTGTTGTCATTCACCCTCAATCGGTAAAGCATCTAACTCTTCTTGTGTAAAACCTAAGTCTAACATCTGCTTTGTGCTAAAACACCCATCCCAAGAAGAATCAATAAGCAGCTTCTCTAAAACTTCTTGTACCTCGAGCAACTTATCTATCGTTAAATCATCCATTGTTACACTTTTACCTTGATTTAAGGTGTTTCACCCGTGGGTGTATAGCATATTTGGGGTGTTTTTACGTATCTTCGTTACAATCCTTCACCCCGTTTGTAACAACTGGCTTCTCATTAGGTGCGTGGGCTATAGCAGATTGCATTACAAATGTTAGGTTGCTTCCTAAATCACCGTGGTCAACAGCTTTTAAATCAGGAGAAACCTTCTTAGCAAGACCATTAGCTATATCACAACGCTCTTTGCCAGTTAATACATCCTCTCCAACCTTGCCAGTTTCATAGGCTTTTATAAGGAACTCAATAGGGCCGCTTTTCTCAATAAGCTCTTTGTATTTCTCTGCTAATTTATTAGCTATCCCCTTCTTCCTTCCTGCACCTTCTGGCGGTGGCTGTCCTGCTTTAAATACCATATGTTTACTATGTTACTTTTTTATGTTACTACAATACCGCTGAGCCTAGATTATAATCTTGCTCTTTCTTTCTGCCTGCCTCTGCTTTTCGCTTTTTAGCTCTCTCTATTGCGCGATTTAAAGCTTCAGTCTTTGATTTCTCATCTCTATACTGGTCTATTGAATCAGGAATGCAACTTAATGTTATAGCCTCTAACCATATTTTAACTAACTCTGGCTGCTCTGCTTTCTTGTCAGTTGGTTTTATGTCTGTTACTTGGCATGTTTGAAGTAACTTTAAATCTGGGTTTTTCTTCTTCAGCCTGTTAACTACTAACCGCCTAGCTATTGCCCGCGCTTCGCCTTTTGTTATTGTATCATTAAAAACAAAATCCTCTGTGTATGGCACTGTTTCTGATATTCCATCAGCTCTTGCGATAAAATCACCTTCGACTGTTACAAGTTTATTCATATACAACCTTTTGCTTTTTTCAATATAACTATATTACAACATCTTATTTATTTGTCAACCACGCTATAGCATGTATTAATCCATAACCAACAAAACATAATACACCTAACACATAAGCCATTACTATTGTTAATGCTGTGTATTTATTAAGAAGTCTTTCATTTGTCTAATCCTTCTAGGTATTCACTTAAGAACTCAAAATAATCACGCATTGATGGCGTATGATGCCCACAATCAAATTTATCAAATGCTTCTAATAAAGTCTGCTTTTTAGTCTTCTTAGGCTCTTCAACTTCCGCCGTTGCCCTTCTTACCCAGACCGCAGGACGAATAAACCCATCACTCGCTGCTATTTCCTCCCTTTCCAATACAAACCCTTTACATGGTGGCACCTCCCCCTTGAAATATGCGCCTATAGGATAAAGCTTCTCCATTATATCCTCTGCGTCCAGCCTATCTTCCGTTAATGCTTTTAGTGCTTGATATTTTGGGCTTAATAAGATTTCGTGTATAATACGTATCGCTTTCTCATTACCCTCAGAGGGTGGTAATAAAGCTTCCGTCGCCCTTGATACCTCTAACTTTCTTCCCATCATCTCTACAAAGTCTTTAATCTCTTGCATCATCTAATCCTTATCTGCTGTGGTGGATTCTGTCCAATCATCTTCTCTATATCTTAACCCAGCTATCGTATACTCTGTAATGCCACGCTCTTTGAAAAACCTTCTTACCAATAGAGCTAATGCAAATATTTCTTGCGGTATATCTAAATAATTCAACTTCTCACTCATCTCATTCCCCTTTGGTGTTTAGTTTTCTTTTTTTAATGGTATACCATTCTCAATGCACCACTTTTCAGCACGATACAACGACCCAAAGCTCATTAAAGCCGCATCGTAAGCCAAAGTTTCTAGTTCAGTTAGGCGTTTATTCAACGCTTGTATTCCAACTTGCGACTCTATGATAACAGACTTTAATGTGGCTATACTAGCATCTTCCATCGCATCTTCTAACTCTTCCATCTTCACCCCTCACCTATTTCTTTTAGAATTGCTTTAAATAAAACCTGAAATGCTTTTTGCGTATCAGGAATATTTTTATGCCAAGCATCAGACATCTCTTTGGACCAAGTTCTTGGATTAAAAGCATCTACTAGTATTTGATGGCTATTCACCGCCTTGACTATAAGTTTAGCATTAACTTCACTATCTAAAGCACACACATCGGCATTACTACCTTGTATCCAGTAATAAACCTTATCCTCCATATTAACCATCGGTACATATTGCCAAGGTAACGCACTATGTTCTGTCATTTGTCTTGCTCCTCTGCCTTAATTATCTTTATAGCCCAAATAGGTATAACCCTTTCGCCAGATTCCCATGCCCTGATTGTTCTATCGCTCTTTATGCCTATGTACTCAGCCATTTTGGATTGACTGAGTTTTAGGTTTATGCGTATTTGTTTAAGTTCTTGCGGTTGCACTAATCTTGCTCCATCCATACATTGAAATAATAATCTTTTTTTTCTTCAGGATAATACCCATAGCTAAACTGCTTCTCTTCACCATCTTCTATATAATCAATAATAATTAAGTTGTTTTCATACTTACAAGTGGCACTTCCATCAACGCCATAATCACGCCTTGCGTTATCATACCATTGAGATAACTTCTGATTTGTGGAATCTATTATTGTTTGTAAATCTGTCATCATCTTTTCCTTTCTAAGGTTAGTGGTCTTTATTGACCTGATGAATATAATATAGCCGGCTTTTAAATCCGCGTCAATAGCTAATATCACCTTTTAAATTAAAAACATCAACTTCTTTCTCTAGCTCTATAACAGCCATATTTGCTTTGTGAAGCCCCATACCCTCTTTTAGGCTGTCTCGTATCAATTTACGCTCTTTTTGCACTGACGCTAATCTCTGGGCTTCTGTGGCGTTGTTTTCTTCCATGATAGCAGCGCGTTCTTCTAGTCTATATTTAATATCAGCTAGTTTTTCTTTCATTTCTCTGTATCCGTTAATTTCAATAGATAGCGCTTCCCTAACTCTATCATGTATATAGTTTCTGCTATATTGCTACTACTCCCAGCAACGTATATTTCATCGTCTGCACCAATCCCAATCACAATAACCTCTTTTAAGTCTTCAGTATATTTCAACACCTTCTTTGGTGGTAGGTGTGCTGTTGTTAACCCTGTAAATTCAAATATTTCTGCTGTCATTTCTCTACCTCGCTTGGTGTTTCTATTGGAGTATTACATTGCTTGCAGACTTTGTTGTGTAGCCTTGGTTGTTTACATACACACCATTTAACTTTCTCATTACTAGCTTCTTTGAGTAGTTCTTCTATTTGCATTGTGTTAACTCCTTAAAAAGAATCTTCTAAATAGAATATTAAGCATATAGCTGGGGTTACTATATGTATAAGTAATAAAACTACCTCCCTAGTGCTTGCTCCAAAGTCCGGTCTTTCAATTTGCACCCACCATTGAACATCAAATCCAGCCCATAGAAAT